GCCATGGCTTTCTTAGCAAAAAAACACGCTTCTTCTAGTTTAGTTAAGGCTAGGTTGAGCTGTCTACCTTCTTCACAACCACACTCAGTTTTCAAAACTTCAACTAACTCTTCAAACTTGGTCTGCATAAGCTTTGCGCGTTCTATACCTTTATCGTTTAAAAGATGTACTTTAAAATGGTCCATTATATCTCCTCTGTTACTTGTGTTAAAACTTTATAGCCAATTTCTTGTTTGCTAGCAAGTGCCTTTAAAACTTGCTCATCTATGGTGCCGGGAGTCACGAGGTCGTACCTCGTGACTTTAGTATGTCTTTCGCTACCCCCGCGATAATTTCTAGCCTCTGCCTGAATGTCATATTCGAGAGAAAAATTACGAGAGTAAAAGATTGAAACATCTGAAGAAACAAGATTAATACCGATACCACCGCTACCAGGGTGGCCCACAAGCACACGACAAGAATCATCATTATTGAAAGTATCCACAGCAGCCAATTTAGCGGGTTGACTAACACCGCCATGTATTTCCACATGCTCAAGTTTTAACTCCTCACAAACATCTCGAATAGTTTTGTAGTTTTCTTTAAACACTGCCCAAACAATAATTTTATGTCTAGGGGCTAAGTCTGCAAGGAGTTCTTTTAACGCTTGAGCCCGTGGATTCTCCTTGAGTTTTATAATGCTCTGCTCCTCCCCATCTTTAACGGGAATAAAGCCACTAACAATTTGCTGCAAGCGAAGAGCCTTAGTGATAGCAAGGTCAGCCACGCAGGCTTTACCTTCTACAAAGGCGATGAAGTCCTGCTTCATGGAGTCATAGATTTTTTGTTGTTGTTTGCCCAGGCCAACATAGATAGGCTTTTTCACAAAGGGCGGGAGATCAAGACATTCATCCTTAGTAACGTGCATCGATTTGGCCGCAACCAAAGCATTCATCTCTTCTTCCGCCCCTTTCCTTACTCGCCAGTCCTGCCATTTGATGTGAGAAGGTGCTCCGGCATTTTTGTTGTAAAAGTACTTTCCTCTAAAGCTATAGAAGTTTCTTCCAAAAGTTTCTCCTGAATCCAGGATTCTGAACTGTGCGAACATATCCATAAGGGAATTTAGCACTGGCGTTCCAGATAAAAGGAACTTATAGTTTGCAAGGTCGCCAAGCTGAATAGCTGCTTTAGTGCGTTTAGACTTAACGTCTTTGCACTTGTGTGATTCGTCAAGCACTAGGCAGTGAGGCGGCCATTTTTTAAACTCCTCAAAGACATCACCCATCAGCAGGGTTTCATAGTTTGTGATGAAAATTGATGGCTTGTCTTTGTACTTTAGAAACAGCTCAAGACGCTTTTTCCTAGGGCCTGTGAGGATATGTATACTTTTATCCTGGACCTTTGAGTGGGCTAGAAATTCCCTGCGCCAGTTCTCAAGCACAATAGGTGGTGCTAGAATAAGAGTATTCAGCAGCATCCCGTATTTTCCGTATTTGTACCTCAAGGCGTTGATACAGGTCATCGTTTTACCAGCACCTACCTCAAAGAAAAACGCAAAGTTTTCTAGTTCCTTGGAACGGTTGATCGCCTCAAGCTGATGGCCCCAGGGTTTTATTTTATAATCCATGCGCGGTGGATCCTTTTGTTATGGCTTAACACCTATAGCCTGCCAGTTGCACCCGGTAGCGCTCTGGTTGTTTCCTGAAAACGCTCTAATGGTGAACTGGGTTGTAGTTTTTGAAGTGTTTATAATTTGAGAAGTCCTACCTGCAGTCGTGAAACTATTCGCAGTCGTCACCGAATAGTTCGTATCAGCAAAAGGCATAGGTAACACCACAACACCGTCTGAAGCTTGAGAGCCCCATTGGATACGAGTGTTGCCAATGTCCTGATAGTTTGAAGTCGCTGTATCGTTAGATACAACTTCCTTAATGCCGTAAAACCTCAAAGTCACATCGGCTACTGTCGCACCACTGGCGTTGTATCCAAACGTATCACCTGCGATGTCCATGTTTAAAACTGTCGCAAACTGATTTGCTGTTGAATACATAACCACTCGAGTGTCATTAACCCAGTCCTGCACAGCCAGAGTTTTTGTTACCCTAATAGGCGCATCTGTATTAGAGACAAGCTCTATCTCCATATAACTAAAGTCGTTTATCAATGTACCCCATGTCTGAGAAATTGCGCCGCTTACGCCATTTGTAACTGTGGGGAACTCGCCTAGCAAAGTGCGAGACGTTAATACATTATTGGGAACTACATTTGCGGCACCACCACTAACAGCACCACTGCGATTGCTTCCAATTCCCATTTATACCTCCACTGCTGCGGTTACATTCACAGTCACGCCCGCAGTATCAGAAATGAATCCAATGTTTTCAGAAGATACGAAACTCTGCGTACCACCGCCTACACTATCAATACTCTCCCAAGCATAGTCTCCACCGTCAGGGACTACATAAAAAGCCCCGTCAGGTCCGCCGCAACGAATCTCACCGCCAGAGGTATTTTGAATTGTGAACACCACACTCACAATAGTGCCCCCTGCAGGAGTTACTTTTGTGAACGTGCCAGCAGCACCCGAAGTTACTTGCCAATTAAAAGGTCTTGCATCAGACATGCCCTACTCCTCTTCCTCAGTTTTTTCGGTCGCTTTCTCGCGAAGCTCTTCAATACTTGAGATTTCTTTTTTGTCACCTTCAATCAGTGAAGCTAGACTTTCGCACTTCTCTTTTAACTCTTCCAAACATTCCATGATCTTTTTCTTGTCCATATTATCCCCCTTTTGGTATGATTTAAACACTGCGCCACGGACGGCGCTTTTACCTTTGTCCACGGATGGACGCAGGAAATATTAATGCTCTCTCTCGCCTACGAGAAGAGTGTTAATTTCCTCGTAGGTCTGTTTGGCGGCTTCTGCACCACAGTTACAGGTAAGCTTTCCTGGCTTTGTGACAGCATCGCAGATGTCCGCATGAGAGCAGAAATATCTCATACTGTCATCAAACAACGCAATGATATTTAGCAAGGTGAACTCCGCCTCTGACGGTCCGCGGTCAACTGTAGTCTTAATTAGATGTTCGAGACCTCTACGTTCCATATATTTATTGTCCGGGGGACGGGCGGAGTAAGTCAACGTCTAGTACAATGCTTGCCACAAGCATTTATGGTGTTCCCACTGTAGACACATCTTCGGTGGCACTTGTTCCATTTTTTGGTGTAGGGAACATACCTTTTTTTAGGTGGGGCGCAGCTTGCCATCACACAAGATAAAATAAAAACATAAAATATTTTGTATCGCGGCATTACCAACTCGCATCCATTAAGTAGCATATGTTCTGACACTCTTCAATCTCCCCGTAAGCAGGGGCTCTCATACACTGGGCTTCGCAGGCTCTGATTTTTTCAGGGGGAGTGAATCCATTTGAGGTACAACCAACCGTAAAAATAAATAAGAACGCGAACCTCATACCTTCCCCGCATGGTAGACTCGAATCATCTCTTCCACAATATCAATAGCAGCTTCCAAGTGTCTGGCCTCTCTTTTGCCGCGATACTCTAAGAAGAGTTCATCCATACGGGCAATGACGTCTTTAGGTAGCTTTTCCTTAAAGCGCGTGGACACTAGAATGTCTGAAAGCTGAATGAGAATTGTGTTTCGTTCTTGTTCTGAGCGTTTTCTGCGTCTTAAAATTTGCCCCATAAAATCCCCAACTTTAAAACTCACTCTGCTCCCATGGCTCACCGGATAGGCGCTCCATAGAGGTGATAGATTCCCTTATTTCTTCTAAGTCTACACAAACTATCTTGTCTCCGAAAGGGTTCTTGCCCCATTTCCAAAAGCGATACTTGCCTTTTCTGTATTTGTACTTGTAGCGGCCTTTGTAGGGCCCTTTCTGCATTTGATAAACTTTATATTCCATAACCATCCTATATCGGAATCCCGATATCTAAATATAAATTAACCGTGCCGGGCGCGAATCCGACCATGGAGTTATCGTGCAACCTTTACCATATAAGCCTTCAACGAGTTGCACCTCTAGTATTCGGCAAATGCGCTTCTCCAGTGGTAGATGGAATCTCCCGTTAAGGAGGCGAAATTAATCGCTACCACAGCTTCCAGCGCTGACGGTTAAACTTCTTTATCTATAAAATCTTCGTACTCTTTTAACAACTTCTCATGCCTGAAAGAAACAAAGCCGGGTCGCTCTTCAAAACACTTTTCCATCTCAGTTGCAAACCGTTCACACCACTCCGCCCAGGGAGTTGCGCATTCAATACAAACGGCCCCAGAGACACTAGTTTTACCACCGTATTCTTCAGCCATCGCCTCGATTTTCGTTTTGGTTTTGTCGTTCACTTTAACTTCTTTGAGATATGTTTCTAATTTGCTCATTATAAAACTCCTAAATCCATAAGGCAAAAAGTAGCGATGCCTCGAAGAGTCCTGTTCTCGGGGGTCCCTCGTGCTTCTGCTATTTCAACCAGGGCTCTTATTGCCCGAACATACCCCGCTTTTTCCACAAACTCCCAGTCCTGCTCCTCGGTAAAAATCTCTGCAGTGCTTCTACCCATGTCATAGGCTACCGAGCGTGGGAAGGCAGTGGTGGTGAAATAAATCTCGCGGGGTTTTGCCACTTAACGCTCCCTTGTCATTTCAAGAATAGCTTTAATCGCGTTTGAAAAAATCTCTTCACGATTTAAGCCCACACGGTGCTTGTACGCATCCTTTACACCCTCAGTATATCCAATACTGAAAGAGGCCGCTGCAGAGATGTCTTCCTCTTTTATTTTCTTCAGGGTTTCTGAATACTCTTTCCGGCGCTCAGACAACTTCTCGGTGAAGTATGTAGGCATATCTTCTTTGTTTAAAAAATCTTCAGAACTCATCCATCAACTCCTGCCGCTCTGTTTTTCGCTTCGCCTCATCAAGCTTGCCGGTCCAGAAACCATGCTCCCGGCAGCGGTCTGCTCTTTTGTCGATGACCTCTGTCCACTTCTTAGCTTTTAAACCAGCTAATTCAAGCTCAAGAGCGTCGCACTCTGCTTTCAATTCTTGTAAACCTTTAAGCTCGCTTGTAACCGAGCATCCTGCTATCAACGTAACCATTATTAATAAACCTTTCATTTATCCCCCTATTTCTCATACCGCTTGCTTGCCGGCTCTCTGAACAATTGAAAACACTTTATCCCGCAGAAGAAATACTTTCCCTTCCAGTGGTGTATGTCCTCTTTTGTAGTCTTGTAACAAAATATCCTATTGGATGGGTACAAAACCCCGTCATGACCGTCCCAAATCTTTTTATCACAATGGTCGCAGAGGTACGCGCCTCTGCCCTTATTAAACTTCTGTGCCATCAGGTATGTCGTTGTAAATATACTTTGTAATGTCAAAAATAGCTGCCCGGTTTTGCTGGTCTGCTTTGCCCAAAGCACCCATCAAATCATTGGCAAGTACTGATAGTAAGAAACCGCCCGGCTCCCAACCCTTGGATACATAGTTATCAATAGTTTCTTTTATATCGGGTCGCATTTTTCCTTCGTAGAACATCACAGCTCCGACCCGGGTTCCACATAAGTGTCCAAAGCCACCTGGATTTGTTCCATTAGCTCGGCCGTATCTAACATGCCCACTCTATAGTTCTCGCCCTTGCGGGGGAACATTTCCCAATAAGGTTCCCCGCCAATAGACCCAAGATTATCGTGCATATCGAGATAAACGCTGATTTTATCGTTTACTTGAAAGCGAACTGTTGCACCCGTGAATGGGGGCCACAGTCTTATGTTCCATTCTTTTGGGAAATTGAGGTTAGGAATCTTTTTCCGATCTTGATTCCACTGCATCTCTAACTCTTCTCTTGATTTATACATTACTCCACCTCCGACCTAACTTCATGATCTGGTTCACAATAAAAACCACCGGCCCGTGGACACACAAGAACCCCCCCCAAGGTATCACTCCGAAATACCTCACAGCCTTTTGCGTCACCGGGCCAGGGCTCAAGGCCCCGCGGTGGTAAGTCCCCTGGGTTATCTCCACAACCCAAGAGAAATAACATACATATTATTACCCTATTCACCTTCATACATGTCCTCGGAAGATGTTGGATAGTCCGCTGGGATATACCCTTGGGCAAGGTTTTCCACTTTCTCTTCCATATATTTTAAATGGATTCGCATAGCATCCATTTTAAACCACAGAGCCGATTGAAAACATATGAAAATCATCAACAATGTAACTATGACTATCTGTTTTAAATCTTTTTCAGTCTGATCCATCCTCTTTATCCCCCTCAGCAAGCACCTCTTTTAATGATCGGTGCTCAATGTCCCCTTGGCGCTCGTGTTCGTCGAAATTTTGCTCTACATTTGCAGAGCCGCAAGCCGGACATGTCGTTACAAGTTTATGATTTGTAAGGGTTTCACAATCTATACAGAATGTCCACGCGCAACTCATTTCCCCGCCCGCGCTATAGGTTTCTTTGTGCCAATGCCGTTAGACTGCATCGCCTTCATTAAGTGTTCTGCAATTCCTTGCTGTTCTTGTGTAAGATCCAACTTCTTTATAAAGGTGTAACTCATCTCAAGGAGTTGTTGATACTCGCGCAGTCTTTGTCTCATGATTTCTTCTGCACTCATTTTAACCACCTTTTTGTGTTGCAAGTAAGACATAGATTACTTGCATAGACTTTACCACCCGCGGCGCGTGATAGTAAAAATTTCAGGCCTTGACGAAAACTCAAACCGGTTTCAATATGGCACTCTATGAGACTTAGCATCTAGTCTAACAATTTTACAGACATCTAAGGGGGACCGCAAATGCTCCAATTGAGAAAGGTGCGTTTTCACACACCTGCCGGTGAAACAGAGCCAAAGAAATACGACTCACCGCTTACACCAGATATAGTGGTTAAGGACCTACCCCACCTACTAGATAACCTGGATTCCATCCTAAAAGAAATTCCCAAAGCTGAGAGATTTAACTTATTTTGTACCGTGGGGCATGTTGCTGAAAATGGTGAAAAGAGTAGAAGTTGGGCATCCCAGGACATGCTCTTTTTTGATATCGATGGAATTGACATCAAGGCCGACGGATCCTTTGAAGAAGAGAAGTATCTTCAAGCAATCAGTAAAGCTTTAAAGGTTCCAACTAGCAAAATGGTTGTAATCTACTCTGGGCACGGGTTTCACGTCCTTATAAAGACTAAAAAGCCATGGAGTGATAAAACCTATTTCAATAAAAACAGGGGTTTATACAACTCCTTATGTACAAAGATCAACACTGCGATAAAAGATTATGGGTTAGCGGGGGCTACGGACCGTGGGGTCTTTGCGCCGGGGTTTTTGAGGTCCGAGTCCTTACTAAAAACTTAGAACCAATTGAGTTTGACTTTAAAAAGGTGTTGGGTATCCCCGACATTCCAGAGTCTGATCAAATGTCGGAAAAAGAGCTCACCTATTTTAAAATCGACAGTCCAAGTGTCGAGGACCAATGCTTATTTCTAAAAGATATGAAACAATCGGGTGGGGACGTTGACGAACCACTTTGGTACGCGGCCCTGTCAATAGTAGGGAGGCTAGCAAATGGAAAAGAACTTGCCCACGAATATTCAAGAGGTCATCGGTCTTACACAGTACGAGACACTGAACACAAAGTCGAACAAGCTGTGCAAAATGCTGGCCCACGAACTTGTGACTCGATCAATTCTTTATGGGGAGGATGCGGTAAATGTCCACATTACAAGAAAGTCAAAAGTCCCATTTCCATCAAAGGTGCGGGTTTCATCGCCACAGCACACAGCGGTTTTCATATACTCGGAAAGAAAGGAAGCTTGGTGCCTCAGTTTGAGGACCTCAGAAAGCACTACGACAAGGAGCTTCCCTATCTCAATGTTGACGACACTCATTACAGATATAAAGAGACTCATTGGGAGGAAGTAAAAGATGTCTTCATTGATAATTTTGCTCAAGAGAATTTTCACCCGCCGGCCAAAAACAACATGTGTGCAGAGTTTCGGGGACTTGTTAAACGAACCAACCTTGGAGACCGACGATTTTTTACCACTACAACTGACCGAAAGATCAACCTTAAAAACGGTGTGCTCAACATCGACACCATGGAGCTCACAGATCACGACCCAATATATGGGTTCAAACAAACCCTGGATTTTGGTTACGACCCCCAGGCCACCTGTCCCACCTTTGACAAAATGCTTGATGGAGTTACCTGCGGAGATAGAGAACTCCAGGACAATCTGCTACAGTTCATGGGTTACGCCATTTCCAATGATGTCCCAAGAGCTGATAAAATTCTGGTCCTCACCGGAGAGGGTCAAAACGGAAAATCAAGATTCCTTAACATTCTCAGAGCCCTTGCAGGGGACGGCGCCACCAACCTCGGGGTCAAAGACCTAACAAACCCGTTTCACCGGCAAATGCTTGATGGCTCACTTCTTAATATCACAGAAGAGATGCCTCCTTTTGTCAGAAAAGAGTTTTGGGAGGATGTGAAGTCCCTGGCATCAGGAGGACTGGTCACTGCAAGTAGAAAATTTAAGCACCCCTATAGTTTTTTCAATAGATCTAAGCTGATTATGACTTGCAACAAGCTCCCACCAGGAACTGATCCCACCCACGGGTTTTTTAGACGCCTAGCTATTGTGGGCTTCAATGCAACATTTAGCCATGAGCTTGGGAACATAGACACCAATATTGACCAACGAATCATTGAATCAGAGCTTCCAGGGGTTTTGAACCTTGTATTGAAAGCTCACAAGCAACTGGTCGCTGCTGACTACAAATTCACCGACTCAAAAGCCATGGACATGGAACTTAATAGCTACAAAAGAGCCTCAGATAACGTCTTGAGGTGGTGTGATGAACACCTTGAACTAGGGGAGCCTAAAGAAACTGCAGGGGAGCCTCCGGAATGGATGAATCGGGGTGCAGACGGGCGGTTCAGGGCTTTGATCCCTGCAATGAGAACTGAATATGCTCAGTGGTCCGACGCCCAGGGTGAGAAGGCGGTGTCAAGTATAAACTTTGGAAGGCGTCTTTTGAGGTGGGCCAAAGAGCAAGAAAATAAGGCAGAATTGGCGGATTTAGCGGTTCCGGATAGCTCGGGTAGCGGTTCCGGATGTGAAGCCGAGACCCCCAAAGTTGAGTATAAAAAGGTCAGTGTGTGTGGAAAAAAAGTCAACGCCGTGTTCGGGGTTCGGTGGTCCAGTGACGCGGAGTATTGAGGATGCTTAATAGTGGGGCAATAGCGGTTCCGGGTTCCAGATGAATCGGGGGTCTTGAAATCATCTGGAACTGCAGTGGAACCGCATTAAGTATTTAATATTATTATTAAATTTAGTAAGGGTTCCGGGTACCAGATGATTTTTAAATTAATAGTAATATTTTTTATAAGTAAATAAGTATCTAGCACCGTATAGATACATATGTATAAATGTATAAGAGACTTGAAATGAGCCCTGCATCTGGAACCCGGAACCGCTGCCTATTGAGACAGCAATCCTGTAAAATGTTTTCACCGCGTCAAACTAGTTGTTTGGATAGCATCCTTGCCCATTTTGTTGGCACCACTGGATAGGCTGTTGGGTCTGAACTTGGGGTTGTTGATAAGTCTGTTGATATTGTGGATAAGCCTGCTGCTGAATAAATTGCTGCTGGATAGGACGGGACGGGATCCTGCTGTTGGCATTGATCTGATCCTGCCGTGCCTGTTTTTGAGCCAAGTCATGCTGGATGTATGTGGCCACCTGCCTAAAGGCATACGCTCGGTCAGCGGAGCTCATTTGTCCCATTGTCGTGCAGCCTGTCGTCTGTATAGCCAGCGCGAGAACCAAGAGCGCTTTAAGTGTTTTTCCAAGACGGGAGCTGCTGTTTTGAGTGTTAAGGGTTGAGTGGGTATACATTCGAGACCTCCAAAGGTTTCGTTTAGGGTTATAAGTTGAGCCTCTTCCATTAGTTTCACTAATACAGGCAGGGTTACGGTTTTTCGGAACGCGGTCTCAAGTACGAGACGTCTCCAAAGGATATATGGTGTGATAGGTTTTAGGGTTTGCATTTGAATGCCTTATCAATCTCATGGGAGTAGATCTTTTTCATGATACTTGCCATGGTTGGCCGCCTGATTTTATAGGCCTTTGTTGCTTCCACTAGAAACGCCACTGAAGGGGAGCACAAGCCACGCTCAATATTGGAGACATATTGGTTGGACTTGAGGCCCAAAGTCTTAACAATAGCTGATTGAGGGAGCTTAGCTTGGACCCTTGCCTCTTTGAGATATTTTCCAAGGGCTTGTCTGGATTCTAGTGAGAGTTTCATATATTCTATCCTTTCAAAGGGTTAGGGGTTAAGGTATGCCGAGTAAACAAAAAAGTAAATCTGTATGGTCTAAGCTTTGGCCCAAAAAGCAAGCCGAGCAAAAGCCTAAAAAAGGAGAGTCCCTTGCAAGCCAGATTAACTTCGGTGGCAAGTATCCAAAGAAGACTGATAAAGGGCTCTTGAGCTCATCTAGAAAACCCTTTCAATAAGTTCTTTTTCCTGCTTTGAGTTAAGTTGACCAAGCATTTCATCTAAACACGTTGTCTCATCACTAGAAGCATCGCCGTATAGTTCAAAACAGAATCCGAAGGGGTTTGGTGCTAGACCGTGGGACACAATTACAATGTCATTAGTTAGACAGAACTCTATAATTTCATTTACTAGGTCGTTCATTTTGTCTCCTTAGATCAATCCGTTGAGTTCATTAACTTTTATTTGCTCTTTTTTTGATATAAATACAGTGAAGCAAACCCAATGTGGGACTGTCTCGCCTGTCTCATCCTCCAAGTTCAACTCCGTGATAATCTCAAGATGTTCACTTTCTTTTAAGAAGGTTTTGTTTTCCCCGGGTAAGGCGTCCTGGATTTTTTTGATTAAGCCCATAATAGTGGTTGCACTGAATTCATTTACTACACCGTGGTCGGTGTATGAGATTCCGTCACATCCTTCCTTTGGGTTATTGTTAATATATTTATCTGTAATCATTATTACTTCGGCGGTGTACAGTGCATCACTTATTGCAGGTATTTTTACTTGTTTCATTTTGTCTCCTGTTCACTTTTATATCGTTTCGTTCTTTTTAGTTCGCTTAGATCTGTCCAGATTCCATGAGACCATACGCCTTTCCACACCACACAAGCGGAGACTCCGTCTGTTCGGGTGACGTACCCTCGTTTACCCTGGTAAGGTCCGGACGTGGCTACCACTCGATCATGTTTTTGAATATCATATTTCATTTTGTCTCCTTAGATTTTGCCTGACGTTCCAGCACGTCACACACTTGAATAGTTACGATTGAAAGTATTGAGAAACTCAAGATGAAGTAGAGGGTTGGTTCGATAAATGGCATTTGCTATCCTTTGTTTGTTTGCTTGCTACTATAAACTAATTATTACATATTACTACTCGGCGCGTCAAGGAAAAACTTAAACAAAAAATAACATATTTTTAAATTATTTCCATATTAACTGACGAAATTCCCGGCACCCGAATCTGTCGACCTAATGACGCACCCGCGTCATGATACATATATAAGGAGATGAGAGCCCCGCGTCATTTAACCCCCGAGACAAAAGCCTAGTGATTACAGGCACATAAGGGTCACACTTATAGCTGAAAGTGTGAGTTTTGGGGCCTAGAATCGGGTTTTTTTACTTATGGGGGGTAGGGGTGGCCTAGGTTTAAGGTGGACCCTCCCACGCCCCTATTTTATTTTTTAAAAAATTTTATGACTCAAACCCCGATAAAAAAGAGCTGACAAATCATTTGAATCATTTACACTGCGAGAGAGAGGTTTCTTGTGGAATTAAAGGGGCTCAAACCCTGCCTCTCGCCAACCGCAACTTGGAGCCAGCATCATGAAGAGATACCGCAAGAAACCTGTGGTGATCGAGGCCGTTCAATGGGACGGAACCAATTTCCATCAAATTCAAGGTTGGTGTCCAAAGACTCTAAGGGTCTTAAAAGAGACGTATGAGGAGGTTCCATGAGTCGAAAAGGGAACAACCCTGCTATTTTGCCGTTTGATGTTGAGGACCCCGATTCGCTGTATCACATGGTTCCCATGTCAGTTCAGGCGGCGATGCAAGATATTAATCCTCTCTGGTTTTCTTGGACCGAGCAAACGGTGATTCGGAAATTTGAGATTACGGCAAGGGATATGCGCCTGCGTTTAGGGTTTTGGGACGAATACTTCACGGCTAAGGATCAGGGACGAAAGATGATGATGAGTCGGGTTTACAATGGTGCTTGCAGTCGTCGCTTTTGGGAGGATTCGATTTTAAAGTCTCCAAAGAAGTTGAGTTTTATAATGACCATGCCTGGTGATTACATGAAATCAATGAAGGCTCTTCACTATATGGCGGTGGCTAGACTTGAGGAGATTATTAAATTTCCCCTGCGATCTAAAGGTAAGCCTAATCTGCTTGTAGCCGATAGGGTGATGAAGGCATTTTCTTTAATTGATAACCGAGTCAAGGGGCTAGCAGTTCAGCGGATGCAAGTAGAGCAGAAAAATATGAATGTGAATATTAATAAGGATATGAACAACATTCCTTCAAACCCTGAGGATTTGGCAAAAGAGATTGCAGATCTTGAGAAGAAGCTTTCAAAAGAAGCACTCCCTGCGATGAAAACAACCCGATCATCAACGATACTAGAAAATTCAAGTGGTTCACAGGGAGTGCCAGAAGCAATAAACAACCAAGAGTCGGATTAATGGCTAAAAATCAACTCTCAGCTCAAGATACCGTAGAACTTCAGCGTAGGAAATTAAAACTTCTACAAGCCCAGGAAAAACTTGAGCACGAACTACCCCATATCTATGGATGGCCCTGGTACCCCTGGGCTAAAGAGTTTTTTGAGTCCACCAATTCGGTGAATCTTCTTTGCGCTGCAAATCAAATTAGCAAAAGTTCCACTCAAATTCGGAAATGTATTGACTGGGCGACCAATGTAAATAAGTGGCCAAGCCTTTGGCAAAGAAAGCCCAATCAGTTTTGGTATCTGTATCCTTCAAAGGATGTGGCCACAGCAGAGTTTAATAAGAAGTGGGTCCCTGAATTTTTGCCTCGGGGGTCAATGAAAGACGATGCTGTCTACGGGTGGCGAGCCGAGATGGACAAAAAGCACATCAAAGCCATTCATTTTTATTCGGGCGTGACTATATATTTTAAGACCTACGCGCAAGGGGCCACTACCCTGCAGTCCGGTTCTGTGTATGCGATGTTTTGTGACGAAGAACTTCCCGTTGCACTTTACGATGAATTGCAGTTTAGACTTTCTGCCACTGGTGGGTATTTTCATATGGTTTTCACCGCGACGTTAGGCCAGGAGTTTTGGTGGCGCTGCCTTGAGTGCATCGGTGGCGATATGGAAGAGTTAGTAGACGCTTTTAAAATCCAAATATCTATGTATGATTGTTTAACTTATGAAGATGGAAGTAAATCTCCATGGACTGTGGATAAGATCAAGTCCATTGAGAGAAAATGTAAGTCTAAAGCTGAAGTTCTTAGAAGGGTCTATGGAAAGTTCATTAAAGAAGAAGGGCGAAAGTATTACGCTTTTGACCCTACCCGGCACTACGTTAAACCATTTAGAATCCCAGAAACTTGGTCCATTTATTCAGGTGTTGATATCGGTAGTGGGGGACCAAAGGGGCATCCGAGTGCTATGGCCTTCATCGCTGTCGAACCCGGTGGCAAAAAGGGTGTTGTCTTCAAGGGATGGCGCGGTGATGGAATTTACACTACCGCTGGACAGGTGCTTAGTAAGTATTGCGAGCTCCGGGGAGCGCGCCGACCTGTGTTGGAGAGGTACGATTTTGCGTCCGCAGACTTTGGCCAGATTGCAAACTCACTCGGCGAGGGTTTCACACATGCCGAAAAGTCCCACGCCAAAGGAGAAGAGGTCATCAACACCCTCTTCCACAACGACATGCTCCAAATTTTCGACGATAGTGAACTCCGAAAACTCGGAGTGGAGCTTTTAAACCTTCAGAAGTCTACGCCTAAAAACAAGGCTAAAGACGATTTTGCAGACGCCATGAGATATGGTGTAGTAAGCATTCCCTGGGATTTTGAGGGCATCGAGGGGCGAGACCTTTTGGTAGCCCCCACCCAAAATAAACCAGGACCATTGACAGATGAGCAACTAGTAGCCAGACAGATTGATCAGCGGCGGGGGATTTATGAAGACAGCAAAAACCAAGAGGGAGATAACTGGCAAGCCCAGCACAACGCAGAAATTGCTGAGTGGAATAGCCTCTACGGAAATTGACTTTTCTGCTAGGGATATATGTAATATTATTAAGACTTGCAAAGAATCAGGTGTCGCCGAGTTTAGTCTCGGAGCTTTGCAGGTAAATTTCGGCAAGACACCTGGGGCCGCAGAACCGCAGCTTCCTTTGACAGACCCGTCTTTGATTAAGCCACAGTCAGAACAGACTACAGAAATGCAACTAACAGTTGGTGATGAAGTAAACCTCGCAGAGGCTTTTTACGCACAACAGTTGATTGATGACCCAGTAGGGTTTGAAGAGACCATTCTTGGTGGGTTTATTGAAAAGGAACGGGTAAGCAATGAAAATTCTAGATATAGAGAAGCTTAATCAAATTTACACAGACGCCGAGAATGTGGATAAAGAAATATTTAGTGAGATGCGCTCCAACATGTTGCTTGTTGCAGGAGAACATTACTCTAAAAACTCAAATAAGTATTTTGCCAGGCTTCGGGAGACAAACCGTCTTTCTGAAACCCAGAAGCTAAGGCTTACAAAAAACCATATCCATAAAATATGCCGTCACTATAAATCCTCTATTGTTTCAAAAGCACCGGACGTAAAAATCATTCCTGCCAATGAGGCCGAGATGCAGGACAGGAAAAACGCCGAGCTTAACTCTAAGGTTTGGAAATGGGGCAGAAAGCGCTATGACCTTCGGGAGTGGATATCAGAGCGTGCTGATGACTACATCCAAATGGGTGAAGTGGCGTGCAAGATTTTCTGGGACCCAGAAAAAGGGGATCATATTGGGTGGGAACCCAAGATGCGCGAAGGTTATGAGCATGACCAGGATTATGAAATGGATGGTGCGGGGAACATGGTCCCCGATGATGCCAAGCCTGTTTTTTCAGGTGATTTTGTTTTTGAGCCGCTGCAAGGGTTTAATCTTATGCGCGATCCAGCGGCTAGAAGTATGCGTGACACTCGCTACATTATTCTCCGGAAGATGGTAGCAAAAAGTACACTCATGAAAACCTACGAGGGTGACCCGGAGAAATTACGGCAGCTCACCGACTCGAGGGACAAGACTTATATTGTGTTTGACACAAACCAAGCAAACTATAATAGGTCTGATAAGGAAGTTTTAATACGGGAGATTTATTACAAGCCTTGCATGGAATACCCTAACGGCTATTTCTACATTTTCACCGATGAGGGTATCCTGGAACACGGAGAACTGCCCTATGGGATTTTTCCAATTGTGTGGAAGCCGTTTGATGTTTACGCGACCAGTTGTCGTGGTAAGTCCATTGTAAAAGTCGCCCGTCCTTACCAGGCCGAGATCAATCGCGCGAGTTCACAGCTTGCCAGTCACCAGATTACTGTCGGTGATGACAAGGTACTTTACCAAGCTGGGACCAAGCTAGCACCGGGTGCGTTACTTCCCGGAGTTCGAGGGTTATCGTATCAAGGGGCTCCCCCTATTGTTATGCCTGGTCGGGACGGGTCACAATTTATAGGATATATCGAGAAGCAGATTGCTGAGATGTATGACGCCGTTATGCTTAGTGAGATTAATACCGACGCTCAAAACAATCTCGAACCCTACACTCTTCTTTTTAGATCCATGTCCCAGCAAGCAAAGTTTAAGCCCTACATTCAGAGGTTTGAATCCTTTTTGGTTGAGGTCGCGGAGCTTTATCTGAAACTGGCCATGCATTACCTGCCAGATAACATGTTGCTTGCAGCTCTTGGTCGTAATGAACAAGCAAATATGCAGGAATTTAGAAATGTGGATCCTTTATCGTTTTCTATTACCCTGGAACCGGGGACCGAGAGTGCTGATACCATGCTCGGCAAGCAAATGACCTTCCAACACATGCTTCAGTACGTTGGGAAAGATTTTGGGCGCGAAGATATTGGAAAAATCATGAAAAACATGCCTTTTGTAAACAACGACGAAATTTTCGATGAATTTACAGTTGATTACGACAATGTGACTAACGATATGCTTGCAATAGAGCGCGGGGAGCAGGTTGGAGTCGCGAAATACGCTAATAACGAGTATTATATCAAGCGTTTCACCCATAGGATGAAAAAGCCGGATTATAAGTTTTTAGACCCTATGATTCAGCAAATGTACCAACAAGTGACCGGGATGCACGAGCAAGAGGTAGTTCGCAAGCAGGAGGAGATTCGCGCAGCCCAATCTGAGCAGATCCCAACTGATGGCGCCATGGTTACATGCTCAATACATATTCCAGACCCTGCAAACCCAGGGAAAACCAAACAACTTCGCCTGCCTTATTCAGCGCTTATGCATCTTGTTAAGCAGATGGAGGATCAAGGTAAGAGTCTTGAGACTTTAGAGGGCATGAATCAAGGGGCTCTTGCAGACATGGCGAGACAGCTCACTCAACAACAGCAAATGCAAAATCAACCCGCACCTATGCCGCAAATTCCTGGGGGTACGCCACCAAATTTCGCATAGATGCTTTTAACGTCCAGATCAGGACAAGGAGAACCGCACCATGGAAGTATTTCCAGAAGAAAAATCAGCAGTCGCTGAAGGGATAGAAGAGCAAACAACCACGCCTGCAGCACCGGAAACCCCGGCCACAGGGGGGGAACCTGTAGCAGCGTCTCAAACTGAGACACCGGACGGGACCGCAGGGACAGAAGAAGCGTGGGCACCAAGTTTCAAATATAAGGTAAAGGACAATGAGTTCGACATGCCTGAGTGGACGAAGACCTTAATTAAGGACCAGGCCACCGAAAAGGAACTCAAGACTTTGTTTTCCAAAGGTCACGGGATTGAAGAAATTCAAACTCAGCGTCAGACTCTTCGCGACGAAGTCGCAACGTTGAGAGAAGAAAAAGAAAACATGGACCAAAGTTTGAATGCTCTTTCTGCTTTCGTCCAAAAAGGTGATATGCAGTCGTTTTTTGAGGCTCTGCAAATACCTAAAGACAAAGTTTTAAAATATGCTGTAGACTTACTAAAGTATAATGAATTGCCTCCCGAAAAGAGAGCAGAGATTGACAATCAACGACATAACAGTCGACAATTACAAGAGCTACAATATCAGAACCAGACGTTGCAAGCTCAGAATGAACAACAAAGAGTTGCTCAAAAGCAGTTTGAACTTAATCAGCATTTAGCCCAACCCGCTATCGCTAGTTCAGTTCAGGCATTTGATGCCAGAAATGGCGCAGGTTCCTTTGCAAGGGAAGTTATCAAACAAGGAATGATAGCTTACCAAACACAAGGAATCGACATCACGACAGAACAAGCCGTGAATGAAGTTTTAAGGTTATACGGGGCAAATATCTCTGCAGCAGACCCCGCAGCAGGAACTCCTCAGACGCAAGTTCTAAACCAAGGGCAAGCGCAAAAACCAGTTATACCGAACGTGCAAGGAAGATCAGGTTCACCTGTTCGACAAGCACCTCAGTCCTTAGCGGACTTAAGAAAATTGGCCGACCAAATGGGGGCCGCTAACGCATAAAGCGTATGGTTTTATAAAGGGAGATAAACTATGTCAGGTACTCAGCGTACTTTTCAGCAAATGCTCAATGAGTATTTGCCAAATAAGCTTTTAAAAGAAGAGCTTATCAAAAGAGATTATATTTTAACTAACGTAAAGAAGGACGATAATTGGAAAGGTGGGAAACTTATAGTCCCATTCAAAGCCAGTGGCGCATCTTCTATTCGAATGGGTGGCCTTACGGCTTCCAACGATATCTCTGAGGATATCTACGTTCGTGGTTCTATTGATGACTATGTTGAAGCATGGGGTTCCATGATCTTTAACCATCGTGATCTTATGGAGCACAACGGGAAAATTCCTGAGAGCACGTTCCTAAAGATTCTTCCTGATACTGTTGAAGATTACATGCAGTACATGAAGATGGTTGTTTCAATCCAAATCGGAACTGGACCTCACTTCGCTACTGCTGAAGTTGATGGAACTGCCGGTGGGGTTATTCAAGTTTCGCGTGTTGACCGTTTTTGTCTTGGACAAAAAGTAACTTGGAAAGGTACAGCCGCTGTTGCTGCTGACTTCTACGTTATTGCTATTGATGTAAACACTAAAGAAGTAACTTTCTCTGCTACTCGTGGCGGTGCTGCTGTTTCTATGGCTGCCTACACTGTAGCTGATAACGCCCAAGCCTTTACAGATGATGCTGACCAAACGGCCTTCACAGGTATTCGTTCAGTTCTTCTTTCTGGTGCTAACGGTGGTTCTTTAACTGTTCACGGACAAAGCAAATTGGCTTACCCGTTCCTTCAAGCTGTAAACGTTGATGGTGCTTCCATCACGGCTACGAACATTCTTGATAAGCTTTTTGATGCTTACACTGAAGTTCGTCAGCGAGCTAAAGGTATGGCTGACCGTTTCGTAATGTCTTATAAGAACTTTGGTTCTGTTTTGAAGCTTCTTCAAAACCAAGGAAACTTGCAAGGTAACTACCAACTGGCAGAAGGAAGTCGTAAAGCTTCTATGTATGGTTGGGATGAAGTGTGCATCACTTCTGTAAAAGGAACCTTGAAAATTGTTGGTATTCAAGAGTGGGACGATGACACCATCGCGATTCTTGACATGAACTCTATGATTTTCCGTTCAAACGGTTTCTTTAAGAAACGTAAGAACCCAGAAGGTCACGAGTATTTTGAAGTTCGTAACAACACTGGGTATCAGTACATCATTGATACTTGTTTGTTTGGTGAGCTTGAAATCAACAAGCCAGGCCACAACGGTATCATTCACAGTATTGACTACTAAGTGGAAATGGGGGTCCTTCACGGGACCCCTTTAGTTTTTAAGTTTTGGAGGGCCTATGCTAGATGATGATAGAGTGACAACAGAAACCGAGCTGTTAAAGTCGCAAGAGTTTGAACAGACAAAAGAGCACATCGTATTCGATAGTGCAGGTCGTCCAAAGCTTATTTTTTCTGCTACAATTAGAGTGAGAAACGCGGAGCCTTGTCTCTGTGTGGAGTACGTTTACAGAAGCGCAAGCAGCACTGATGTTCGTACACGACAAGAAAGAGTTTCGAGGTGGAACACTGCCTGGGAAGCGGACTTTATTTTTGACCCTACTGTTGATTATGACCCTGACGGTGATGGGGAGCTTTAATGAAGTCGCAACACCATAGAGCTAGAATATGGAACAAAGATCAACACCCTTATAAACATAGTCTTTCAGAGTTTGCGTACATAAACGCCGCTATTCCGGGGGCTACAAGTATTGAGGGCGCGATAGATTATATCCTTGCCGTTCTTTTTCCGAATGTTGAGCCAGCGGTGGCCACTCCGGGAGACTTGCCTACAACAGGAAATAGCGATAGCGATTACCGAGTTGTTTTAGATGACGGAGACGGTAGGCAGGCTGCTTATCGGTGGGAGCAACGTGAAGGAGACGCGGCTGCTCAGTGGTACAAAGTCGCAGATATGGACTGGTCCACCGACTCAATCTTAGCCCAACTTATGGATGTTACCCAACCTTTGTATGTTTCTAAGGGTGGGGTACAAGATATCGATGAAAATGGAGACCCAATTGTGGGACTCTATGCAGGGCAAATTATTTACGGTGGGGTAGATGCCGATTCTAACCTCTCTTTAAATTCTAATTCCGGTGATGGTACAGGGGCACAGACAGGCTTTGTTCAAATTGATTCGCAATTCAGACCCACGCTTGATGATGCGTATGACCTCTCGACAGCTACAGAGCGGTGGCGAGACGCTTACTTTAGCGGAAGTGTTAACATCGGAACCATTACTATCTCTGGCAATTCTATTGTTGATAGTACTGGTAATATTGACTTTGCCGACGAAGCGCTTTTAACCACCGGAAATATTACAGGAGCAATAGTTACAGGTTCTTCTCTTGTAGCGAATGACACAACAAATACGGTGACGTTGGTTCCTGGTAGCTATACCGATACGTCGGGTAGCGTTGATTTCGGTGCGGCGAACTTAACAACTACAGGCACTCTTGGGGCTGGCGTCACCACCTTATTAGAAGGTAATGAGACGTTGGTGCTCAATCCAGACAATGGGGAAAGTCGAGCGAGCATCACAACGTCTCAAGGCTCTATCGACTTCGGTGATGAAAACCTTTACACCACAGGTGATTTATCTGTAGGTTCTTTTGCGGTGGACAACCTAGTGCTCGATGGCAATACGCTTTCTTCCACTACGGGCGACATAATACTAGACCCTACAGGCGTAGGTATTGTTTCAATTCAGGGTCCTCTTCATACATTTGCACAAGTAGTAACAGGACTATTTACCCTTGCAGGTGGCTTTGCTCAAGTGGGTATGGCTTCAATTACTGGAAGCCTGGACGTAGACAATATAAGTATAGACGGTAATACAATCTCTGCCACAGATACAAACGGCGACATCACAATAGACCCACTGGGTTCAGGTGTTGTGGCTATAGGTGGAGTTTTGAGACCTACTTCGGGGGGTCCTTATGATTTGGGGGCTACCAGCAGAAGGTGGGGTGAACTTTATTTAAGCGGGGGGATAAGCGATGGCACCAACAGGATTGACAGTGATACTCTTCTTAGCCTTCGTAGCGTTGTTTACCGTGATCTTGCGCAAACTCAACCGGCCCAAAATGGCGATACCATTTTTTATGATAGCGTTAATAATATTTTTCTCGCCTCTACTCCCGATTCAGAAGTCAACCACACAACAATCTCCGGACTTGATACAGGAGACGCCGGGCACACACAATTCGCCATGCTTGCAGGCCGCGCAGGAGGTCAAGTCATCCATGGCAGTACCGACCCTAATGGAGAACTCACTCTGGGAGGTACGACTGACGCAGCTTCGGGATTTGTGCGAACTCAAGATACCTTTACTCCCGCCGTCACAGCTGCTTTTGCCACAACGTGGTCAGGAACCGATTTAGGAGCAGACACATTCCGTTGGAATGATGTTTACACTAGCGGTGAGTTTAAGGGTTTTAGACTTGAAAACGTAACCGCTGCAGCTTTACCAGCATTTTCCATGCAAAACCGTGGAAGGCTTGTTTGGGCTACAGATGAAAATAGGGCTTATGTAGACGTAGGTACTGGATTCAGAGTTCTAGGAGTTGGTAAATTTCTAGGCGATCAAGTCTTTGATGGAGTTCAACTTGTTAAAGATGTTGATGTGAGTTCAGGCATTACAGATGCCCGAACTGCTCAGTGGCAATTGATGGACAACGCAGATAATTTTGAGATAATGCAAGTAACTCTTACAGTTACTTCGGCAACAAACGTGAGAATTACAACAAACATCCCTCTTCCTGCATCTTCATACAGGTTGATCGGGATCGAGTAAAAAGGGGAAGAAATGAAAGTATTTGGAATGTTAGAAGCAGCTCAGCTTGAGCTACTTGCTGCAGACCCAACAGGGACCGGACTCGTACCGGGTAGGATATGGTTCAATACAACCGACAACTCCCCAAAGCTATGGACAGGGACGCAAGTTGTAGACTTGGATAACAAAGCCTTATCTGATAGTGAATACACCCAACAATTGACTACCCCTGCAGCTCCTGCGGCAGGCCAACATATTCTTTACTTCAGAGACGATGGTGCACCTTACGTTTTGGATTCCGAGGGAAACGATACCCCACTTGGAAGTGGAAGCGGCAGCGGCGCTAAAAATTACATCGAAGCTACAAGCTCAAATATTGAAAACACAATTGGTGACTGGCAAGCAGGAGCGGGCCTAACCTTAGCGACTACAAGTGTCGCGGGTGAAGTTTTAGTAGGTGCAAGCTCTCTTAAAATTTCCAAAGACGCAGTAGACAGAAGCGGCGAGTTTGTACATGTCACCACGACAACAATTGACCCAGCTGATAGAGGAAGAGTTCTTTATGGGTCTTTCGAATTTAATCCACTTACGGGTTATGAGTCCGGTGACCTTATTCTCGAAGTTTACGACGTCACCAACGCCGCCCTGCTGTATAGTGGGGTTTCTGACAATCTAGAAATTTTAAGCACCAAAGGTAAAGCCAGTTGGATAACCCACACGGCCGACACCACCGAACAAATTGAAGTTCGCTTGAAAGTAAATACTGTAAGTGCCGTGGCTTTTGATGCCATTATCGACGATATACAATTCGGCCCTGCGACTACTCTACCAGGTACGCCTACAAACACCATTGAAAGAAAAACTATAGGGGCTAACATCAGTGTTGATGGAGTCATTTCTCAGTTTAACTTCACAGGTCTTGTTGTAGGAGCAAGCTATGAAGTTCGTGCTCGGATGGGAATGCTTCTAAATGTAGGGGCGTCTACTGATTTTGTTGGGCGAGCGATTTTTAGAAATGGCCCGACAGCCCTTTACACTGTTGACCTAACCATTAACGAAACCGCAGACTCGGGCAATGACTTGGTTACAATTGGTGTGCCTTTTACATTTACGGCTACAGACACAATCATGACTGTTGAGGGCAACAGCTTAAGTGCGGGTGCTCAGATAGCGGCAAGCTCGGTTGTTGAGCTTGAACGTAGATATAACTTAGATACTCCTGGTTCGGTGACCTTAAATGAGTTAAGTACGAGGGGTGCTTCTTTTCAGGCGCTGTCACCGAGCTTGCCGCCTTCTGTGTCGGATACTCTTGTAGATCTTCCAATTAATTCAATAATTGATGATTCCCATAACGCTTTTGATGCTGTAACAAACGAATACGTTTGCCCTATCGATGGTTGTGTTTTGTTTGATGTCTCCACCGGTTTTGAGTCCAACCCCACAGGTTCTCGTACAATCTTACTTGCAAATAGCCGAACGGGAACGCGGACTCTTTCTTCTGCTTTAGGTAGTTCTCAGAATGTGGAACACGGGACTTACACTGGATTTAGCCAAGTAAAAAGGGGCGACCGCTTAAAGGTGAGAACACTTCAGACTTCTGGTGGAAGTTTAAACTATAGTTCAGGTGCCAGTCACATTTTCGGTATCAAGTATATAAACGATTTAACAACCTTGGGTGTTGTACGAAATGATGAGTTCTTAATTACTGAAAACGTAAGTAATATTGCCTTGGGTGTATTTCCACTGAGTGAATGGATTGATGTCGATCCGGGTTGGTTTCTCGATGTTACAGCCGGAGAGTGGCAAATCAAAGGTACCATTAATAATGCTGTAGATACCGTTGACAATAACGCCACGGGCTATCTTGTGTCAGTTCTTTCAACAAGTGCCACAGCCGCCGGAGTGGCTGCATCCAACATTGTAGCAGCTCATAAAGGTGTCGCCTTTAATAATAACTTAAATCCTTCGAGTCTCCAGGCCCGTTTCCAGTGGCATCTTCTTGCCAATGATAAGTTTGTTACTTCTGGGGAGCGCTTGAAGTTTTATGTTCGTGGAGAAAATGTTTCGGGTGCAACAAGGCATAGGTACACTTTAGTGAACGCCCTATCTGGTGGGTTTGCAAGTTCTTACATTTCTGCAAGGAGACTAAAATGAGCGACACAATAAAATACGTAGTTCAAGATTCACCGGGCGTTTTTACAGTACGCCCTTCTGGCGGTTTTAAGCCTATTAATTCTGTAGGTATTGTACCTATCGAGATTCCGGTTGAGGACTGGGGATACATTACAGCCACCGAAGCTGACCACGGGGGATATATTATTTCCGTGGACGAAACTAAAAAGCTTGAAGACCTCTCAAAAAAAGAAGCAGAGGATAAAGCTTTGTCGGACTACGCGACCCTTGAGAAAGACATTTACGACAAAATGTATGAAGTGTTTCGGACAAAAAGCACCGACACGGCCAACGCAGATCATGAAACCTGGAAACTCATGGCGCAAAACCCTTCAAGCTACGAAGGCTTGGGATTAAAAACTTCCCATCAGGTAGATGATTCTGCAGGGACAGAGCTTTTTAGTCCGGGGTCCGCTTTGGATACAGCAGAGAAGATTACTTCCTATGCTACTCGAAAAATTGAGCAGGCAGAGGAGTACGCTGTTTTTAGAATGCAGCGAAAACAACAGTTTATAGATTCAAAAGCATAAAAAAGGAGAAATTTTATGGCCAAGAAAAAAGATAAAGATAAAGTAGTAGAAGACGTGAAAAAAGCCCCGGAAGCAAAAGTTGAGGAAGCTGCTCCTAAAGTTGAAGAAGCGCCTAAAGTCGAGGAGAAGCTTGAAGCGACTCATGATAAAATGGAAAAGCCAGAGCAAAAGGCTCCTGCCATTTCTGGTGAGAAAGAGCGCAAAGCTGGTCTACCAAAGCTTAACGAAGAGCTTTTCATGATTGGTGATGAGATTGAGTTAGAGGGTTGCAAGTTTGCAGTAGCTGAGCTTTCTGGCCTCAAACTTACTTTGAAAAGAGTCGATATCAAGTAGTAGCAAAGGAGATTAAATGGAAGAGTTATTAGCGAAAGTACCTTCTTGGATACAAGCAATATCCTTAGTGCTGTCGGGAATAGTCGTTGTAGCCACTGCGGTAGCGCAATTGACCCCTACAGAAAAAGACGATGTGGTTGTAGGTAAGTTCAAAGTTCTTAGTGATAAACTCATCCATTGGCTTCCGACTCTTGGGATAAACCCCAAGACAAAGGAGCTTAAGAAAAAGGTAGAAGAGTCTCAAGCGTGACAGGTTTCTTTGCAGCCTTGGTCGCTATCCGCGACATAATATATGCTTTTGTTACGTTTTTTAAACGAGCGGAAAAAGAAAAGCAAAAGATTGATATTAAAGGGGCAAAAGATGAAGCGCTTGAAGAAAAAGACCAACAACCTTTGGAAGAAGCTCTTGGTGGTGGGGGTAAGCCTAGCAAGCGTAAATATGTTGGGATGCTCACACGCAAAGCTAAAGACCGACAATGAGATTTGGCTGCTTGATGCAAGTGAGCCAGCTCTTTATCGAAAGATTACAAACGGTAATGAGGAAGTCATCCCTATTACCAAACAGAACAAAAAGACGTTGGACGCTTTTTTATGTGTCCATAAAGAAGAGGCCGATGAAGTCATAGAGGCAGTTGTAGAGGGGGCTAAATGAGTTATAAATTCGGGAAAAGATCGCAACAAAATCTTTCTGAAGCTCACCCACTTCTTATTGAACTGTTTAACGAAGTCATTAAAATAAGAGATTGCGCTGTTATCGAAGGTCACCGGGACCATAAGGAACAAGATAGGTTATTCCATGCAGGTAAATCTAAACTTAAATGGCCAAGATCAAAACATAATTCTTTTCCATCCATGGCAGTAGACGTTGTTCCTTATCCAGTTCACTGGACAAATTACAGAGCGTTTTACCACTTTGCAGGGATAGTAAAAGGTGTTGCCCACGGGATGGGTTTACAGATTAGGTGGGGTGGAGACTGGGATTCTGATAACCGGTTCACCGATCAAAACTTCCATGACCTGCCACATTTTGAACTCATAGGGGGATATAAGTGAATACTTTAAGCAATGGGTACTTTGTCCCAGAAGATGGTGACTTTGGAGATGTTTGGTTTGATGCTATTGAGGCAAATATCCAGAGAGTCAACGACCATAGTCACAACGGGGTAGACTCTGCAAGGATCCCTTCAGTCTCTGTGCAAGCAGTTACCGGGGCGATAGCGGTGGATGACTTTGTTGTACAGCCCGATGGAAGATTCAGAGCGCTCTCCACAGTACCTGCCGGTGGTAACTTTGATACTTTGCAGGTTATTTATAGAGACCCGACGACAAATGAACAAATGTATCTTAGCTATGAGCGGGTAAGCGCGACTCAATTTTACACCTACATTAATATTGTCCAAGTCGTGCTTTTGGTGTTCACCTCGTGATAGACACTCAACCATTAGAAGTTACCGACTTCACCCTAGGGATCACCGATTACTTTATTGATGGTGCTCCCACGCAGGGCGAACAGATGGACAACTTCTTCATCAACCCAAATAGAAAACTCGTAACCCGTTGGGGTAGTGAGTTGGCTGTACCGGCACAAGTCCCTCTTGGGTTGTTTCGAGTGCATACGCTTACGTTTTTAAGAGACTCTCTTTTGTCTGTTGCCGAAAGGCATATGTATTACGACGACGGAGGTGCTTGGGTTGAGCTCTTTGGTCCCGATGGAGTGTCACCTGCATTTGCGACAGGAGACCAAAATCTTGCTACTAATTTTACAGAGTGGCAGGACCAATTGTTTTTTACAAGCGATGCTTTCACCTCACCCGTAAAAGTATATAAAGATGAAACCGGAGCTTTACAATTACGAAACGCTGGGTTACCAGAGTTCCCAACAGGAGTCACGGTCACCGCCCCTGCGGGTACAGGCGCCACTTATCTATATTCATTCGTGTTGAGATACACTTATCAGGTGGGTACCGTCACATACGTTGACCGTGGCCCTGTATTTACTTTTCCAACACAGGTTACAGGCGGGACGATAGACCCTGACTCTGCGACAATTACACTCCCCACGGCTTTAACGGCTAATGAGAGTTGGGACGTTGATAACATAATCGTAGAAATTTATAGAACCTCTGATGCTGGAGATGTGTTTTTTCTCACGGGAGAAGTTCCTTTAGGAACAGCGACTTTCACAGACACTACAGGAGACACAGTCCTTCAAGATAACGAAAGTCTTTACACTACTGATGGAAGCTTTTCCAGGGAAGCGCCTCCTCGTGCGAAGTATGTTCATGTGGTCAACGAGATTGGTTACTACGGGCACACTCAAGATGATACAGGGGATGGAAAATTCCAGGTGCTCCAAAGTATTCCTGGTGATCCCGACTCTGTACCCAGAGCTTTTTTTGCTGAGACTGAGCAAGAGATTTTAGCAGTATCGAGTATCTATGACAGACCGCTTGTTTTTTGCACGGAGTATATTTATAGAATCGACAACGTGATTGATAGTCTTGGGGCTGGTGATATGGAGCTTATCCGTATCGATGACCGTGCAGGGTGTGCAAGCCACAACTCCATTGTCCGAACCCACAAAGGTGTTTTCTGGGCAGGAGATGTTGGTTTTTATTGGTCTGATGGATTCCGAGTTAAGAAAATTTCCGACAATATCAACGAGACCTACAAAAGATTTGTGTCAAACGCCGATAGACGTCGCCGAATTTATGGAACCTATGAGCCTTCAAACGACAGGGTCATTTGGAGTGTTGTAGACGCCGATGGAAATAACGAACCTGACTTGTGTATGGTTCTTGATCTAAAATGGGCTGAGAGCGCCATGAGTGGGCGAGCTACTTTCACCACCATGTCAGGCGGGGAAAACTTCAAACCCACTGCCTTAGCCGAACACAACAATGAAATTTATAGGGCCGACACCAGGGGCTATGTTTTTAGACACGCCACGAACTTATTTACAGATCCTAAAGTTGAGATTCTCCGCCCTATCGCCGAGTGGGAAGAAGCCGCGATAGTTTATAACTATAAGTCGTGCTTCCTAGATTTTGGTTCTAAGTTCACCAGAAAGTTTGTCCCCAGAATGCTCGTTAGTGCAGCAAACACGACAAATTTATCTCTCGCTATTAATTCGTCCAACGATAACAATAGAGTTACGGGTTCGCTTCAACCGATCATTTATAGAGATAACATCACCTGGGGTGATTCTCTTCCCTTATGGGGGGACCCAAACGCACGTTGGAATTTTCAAGGGATCATTGAGGAGTGGAGACGTTTTCCTCACACAGGACTTCGTTGTCAGTACAAGCAAATTCATTTAACAAATGCTTTAAATGATATTGTTTCTAGTGATTTACTCGGACAAGTTAATGTTGATTCTACCATGAAAACAGCGACTCTCAACGGAACGTTTCAGTGGCTTCCGGGGATTGTTGATTACTTTATATCTTTTAGCGCCGACAATTTTCAACGAGAGTTTTTAATCACTCAACGGTCACCTACAACTATAATATTTCAAGATACAACGGGGCAAGCCCCGGCTACAGGAGCTTACGACTTTCAGGTGCGTGGTATTACTAAAGGTGAGGTCTTAGAACTCAATGGGTACGTTATTCATTGGCAGTATATTTCTAAAACTCACACCCCTTTCATATCGAGGGGCTAAGTGGCCAGAACTCGTAGGAAGCGTTTAGATTTACTTTTAAAAGAGATTACTGACCCTTATGTACAGGAGAATTTCCATCGCTTAGAGCGCTACATAAGGTGTCTGATTACCGAAGGTATTTTAGACCCAACACCTCCTGCGGCACCGCCTACGGTAAACACAACAGTAATTACACCCGTGGTTACAAATCCCGGGGATACTGTTCAATCCTCAGTCACCATTCCTGCAGGGCAGACTTTGGTCGTGGATGAAGTTGCAAGTAACTCCTTTGATTGCTTGGAGTACAGTGTCTCACTAAAATATGAAACAGGAAGTGGAGTAAAATGTCTTAAGCTGTTCGCGGTAAACGACGATGGGGTACTTGAGGAACAGGTGTTCGCGATAGCAGGGCGCGACCTGAATGTGTTTCAAACTACCCAAATTTCAAGTGGAGTTTACCAGTTGGCCTTTACCAACAATGAGGCGAGCTCTGTTGTCGTCACCTACCTCAGATCACAGCTGTAAAAGGAGAATAGACATATGCTAAAGAATTTTAAAGTGGCTCAGGGCCTAGAAATTTTAACCACGCCGGGAAGCTGCGCGAACCCTATTGGTATCGTGAGCGGTATTTTACCTCCTGGTGGAAATTCAATTGCCCAAGAAGATGATGCAGGAATCGGGATGATTTTTGTAAATACCACGAATGGTGACCTTTATAAAAAAGTCGCCGATAACGACCCTTCTGTTGCAACAGACTGGGAAGTTGTAGGTGCTGACGTAGGCGTAACTGCTCTTGGTGTGACCTCAACTCAAACCATCGATTGTATTATGGTTGATTTTGTAAAAGGTGCTGAGTGGGAAGTAGAGATTGAAGATGCTGCCGCCCCTGAAAATCGCGTATTTTACAAAGTGTTTGCAGGTCACGACGGTACCGACACTGCAGATGCGACGGCTACCGATCACAATGAGTTTGCTCACCTTTGTTTTGGTGATGAGCCTCAACACGGTTTATCCGTAGCTCTTACTGGTGCAGGTGCGGCTCAACAAATGTGTCTGACTGTAGGAACTGGTTTAGCCGGTGGTATCAATGTAACTGTTCGCAGAACGGACATTAAGTAATGAGTTTTGATTCAACTCGCGCGTTTGAAGTTAGAAACGGAGTCGCCGTAAAAGGCGGCGCGGGTTTTTATTCTGGATCTGGTTCCCCCGCAGGGAACCAGGCCTCCTTAAACTCAATATATCGAGATGCAGACAGTTTAGATGTCTGGAAAAAAACAGGTCCACTAGATACCGATTGGACTTTACAAGCTAGTTCAGATCCTTTTCAAAATGCTTTGTTTGATGGTTGTACGCCGCTATTTGATAAAGATGAAGCAACGGGTGAAGTACAACTATTGGAGGGTTGTTAGTATGGGGAAATGTCACATAACAAGATTTGCAGGGCCGCCAACGGAGGCTCCTTTAGAAACGGGCCACCATTGGGTGGACACCACAAACAATGAAACATATCTTTCTAAGGGCACAGCAAGTGTCGCTGATTGGCAGTTGGTTCTTGACGCTACTAATATTACCTCGGCCCAAGTTGGTCTTAGTAACGTGGACAACACTTCGGATGCGGACAAGCCTATAAGTACGGCACAGCAAGCAGCCTTAGATACAAAATACGATGCTTCCAACCCCGATGGGTTTCAGGATGCAGCTCAAGTCTCGGCGGCTGTTCAGACTTTAGCGGACACAATTTCCGCAGAGCAAACCACACAAAATGTAGCTACAACGGCGGCGGCTGCTTTAGGTACAGCGGCTCAACTGAGCATAGACAACCATCTTGGTGATTTAGACAACCCACACGACACAAATTTTCTAGGTTTAACTGATGTAATACCCAGCGCATTTCCTGGGGGGGATCGTTTCTTTGCACTAAAAACAAATGCTGCAGGAACGGGGGTTGAGCTTTTTGAGCTTTTTGAAGCCGATGCGGTTAGGACTGATCCCTTGTTACATCAAGCCACAACGTTTGCGCAGTATCTTTCTCTCACAGTGGATGTTCCTGTGACAGCGGACTATATGCTTTTTGTCCGCCAAACGACATCGATCAATTCCATTACCGTAAACTTTGAATCCCATGTTTTACTAGATGGGAACTTCTTTTTGATAAACCATATTGAGAACAAGGACTCTGGTGGTACGGGTATCGTTGTCCCAAACACTACGGGTGGGACAACCGATACAGGGACCGATCAAATGATTACAAAAACGGGGTTTGATAGGTTTTCTTTAACGGCAGGGGTCCATACTTTTACTCTAGAATTTAGAGGGCAGACCGCAAACCAAGAGGCAACAATCTATTCTGCCGACATGTATTTGAAAAGGGTGGTGAAATAACATGGTAAATTTAGAAGAAGATTATAGCATTTCAGAGTTAGAGGATAAACTGTTAGTGTCCTACCCATTAGTACAAGGGAACTGGGTTTTAGAGCGCGGTGCCAATACGATTAAAAACTACCGGGAAGAGGAAAACGGCCAGACTAAAATCCGAGAGGAGTACCACTACACCTGGGATAAGGGGAACCGCTTTGTCCAGGATTTTTACAAAACCATTGTGTGGTACGCCAATGATGGGAGCGTGATTCATACGCGCAATCTTAAGCGTGAATCTGTAACACCGAAAAAGCTAAAAGAAGTAAACCGGGCAATCTGTCAGGGCCGTCTTGATTACCTTGAGACTTCAGCAGATAACCTTAGGAAAACGGCCGAGACACTTCCTGAGCCTTTAAAGAGTCAATACATTCAAGTCGCCGATAGCATCGACTTTCTTTTTAAACACTACAAAGATGAGACCAACGAGTATGTGTCTAGGCAGACCATGGCTTTTGAAAACGCTATTTTAAAAGACGCAGCCCACGTAGATGGGTCTTTGCTTGTCAAAGTAAACGGGTACCCTACGCCTGAAAGTCAGGCTGCAGAGGCCCACGCTCAAACGATAAAAGCAATTCTACACATTCCAGTAAGGCAGCCGGATGAGGACTTCCCCAACGGTTTGACTGTTAAGACTTCAATTCTTTATCAACTAAGAAAAGAGATTCCATAATGTGGTTACTATACATTGTTAGTACAGCGTTATTCCTAGTGCCCCTGCTTATTGTTTTACTCTATGCAGGACTTATTTATCTTTGTATCGCCGCTCCTTTGCGAGTACTTTCTAAACTCTGCGAGCGTGAGAGCAAAAGAAAAATGTATGACAGCCGCGGCATCATTAGATACAGGGGTTACGGATGGAAGGTGGGAATTTACGCCCGAAACATAGCACTATCTCTGCCAGATCAAGGACTCAATGTTTTAATCGGGGGGGCGCCCGATGTTTCGCTGTCGGAGCAGGCTGGACTCGCAAAGATGATTCATGAAAATGGAGACGGTTATGTGAGCCCTTTTGTTTTAAACTTCGGAAAATTTGTGGACTGGATTTTTTGGAATAAGCTCTGGCAAATTGAAGAAAACCATATTGAAAATTCCCTGGACCCAGGCGAGCGTTATTATAATACTTTAAACCACTGGCACCATATTGACTCTTTAACGAATAGCAGAGATGTAGCCAAGTATATAAAACAACAGGGGGAGAAGAGTGCCACTTAGGAAGTATTGGAACTGGGGCCAAATTCGGGCCAAGATTAGAAGAGATTTGGATTTAGAGGCTGAGACTTTTGTTCGCCCCGAGGAGCTTCGGGACTATGCTAACGAGGCTATTGATGAAGCAGAAGCCGAGATTCACGGTCTTTATGAGGATTACTTTCTTTCTAGAAAAGTAGTAAACATTCAAAACGGCGTGGAAGAGTATGACCTACCCGAGGATATCTACGCCCACAAGATTCGTCGTATCATGTACAACAACACATCAAGCGTCTACACAGTAAACCGCCTGCAGGATTGGAAGAAGTTTGAGGCTCAGAATATTGCTAAAAACTTCTCCACAAGTGATCTTTATCAGTTCTTCTTCTTGAACAGTGTGGCCGGAAGCCCTAAAATTCTTTTGGTTCCTCAGGGACGTGAGACTGGGCCCTACCTGGAAGTGTGGTACTTAAGGCAGGCTAACAGGCTTGAAGAAGATGATGATATCTGTGATATCCCTGAATTTTACAACTTTATTTTTCAGTATATGAAGGTTAGAATTTATGAGAAAGAGGGACATCCCAATACCGCAAAAGCTGTCTCTGACCTTGAGCAGCAGCGTAGGCAAATGACCAGCACACTTGCACAGATTGCACCGGATGGTGAAAATGAAATTGAAATGGACGCTTCTTTCTACGAAGAAATGAATTAGGAGATACGATGTTTGGTATTAATTTTGGGGGCCCCACATTTAGCATCGGCGGTGGCGGTGGCAACATGTGGGAAGATATCTTAAAGCAAAAAGAGGCTTCATACAATGAAGGTAGACCTGAGCGCCCCGAGTGGGAAGGCCTACTTGGTGCTGACGGCCAAATACGTTCTGATTTACAATTGTCTGATGGAGGTTTAAATACTGGTTTCCTAGACAATTTGCGCGAAGAAGGAATGCGAGATGCAGGTACGCAGTCGCAGTGGGCACAGATTGCTAATCAACAATTGGATCAACAACAACTTGGACAACGAGATTCCTTGGCCAGGCAACAAGCTGGACAGCAGTCGCAAGCAATGAATCGTCTTGCCATGAATGGCGGGTTGCGTGGCGGTGCTGGGGAAAGAATGGCTGGGCGGCTTGCAGACCAAGGTCTACTTGCGCAACAACAAAACGCAAGAGCGGCTAACGGCCAAAGACTAGATATCTCCTCACAAGATGAACAGAACAGACTCAGTAACCTTGCCAACCTCGGCACGGCTGAATTGCAGGTCGCGGGTCACAACCGTGCCGGAGAGCAGTTCAATATTGGGAACACTATCAATGACATCAGTTCTCGAAGACAGTTTGACCAGAATAACTATAACCAAGACATGCAGGCTTGGGCCGCAAGGAAAACCGCAGAGGCTACTCCCTCTGGAGGCGGTGGCAAGAAGTGAGCCTTGATATAGTACGTGTCACTCCAAAGGAATGGAGCAAGCTTGCACACAATGCGCATGTGATCTGCTTCAATGAAATTAGAGACCCTAGTCTTGACCGGATAGACTACGCTCTTCTTACTGTACGTGACGGTACTCCGCTCAATTATTGCACTGTTAAAGAGCTAGATGCTGATTCCTGCTACTGGCAATATGGTGGTGCTTTTCCTAATACTGAGGGAACTGTTCAATCTTTTAAAAGCTATAAAAGAAACGCAGAGTATTGTCTTTCTAAATACCAAAGAATTACCACTTACATCCAAAACACCAATACGCCTATGATAAAGATAGCCCTAAAGGTAGGGTTTGTTATTGTAGGGACAAGGTTCTTTAAAAACGAGGTTTTCGTGGAATTTTTATTGGGGGATGGATGACTGAAGAGTTAACTAAAAACGATAGAGTAGATGCTATCTATTCTATTCAAGATGTGATTCAAAAGATGCCACAGGTAGATTGTCCTGTGACTCACCACCATTTCCATAAAGGCTACGGCAGGGAAATGTTTATTCCTGCAGGGACGATGCTTACTGGTAAGGTGCATAAGTTTACATCTCTAAATATTTTGCTTGAGGGAGATATATCTCTCATGACCCCTGATGGGTCTAACCGAGTGCAAGCCCCCTATATCGTGGTGTCCTCTGAGGGCACCAAACGACTTGGCTATGCCCACACGGATTGCCGGTGGCTCTGTGTTCATGGAACTGAAGAAACAGAATTAGATAAAATAGAAGCTGAAGTCATCACAGATGATGAAGAGTTTCGCCTCACTGAAACAGCTAAAAATAAAGAATTGAAGGAGTAGAATATGTCATGGTTGATAGCCGGTACAGCAGGTGCGGGTTTAATAAAAGGTGTCGCTGACGGTCGGGCCAATAGAAAACAGCAAAAACAATTAGACGCTAGTCGCAAGGCTACAATTATGTACTCTCCTTGGACAGGGTTAGGTGACCCCGGAGCTCAGAGTGCCGGGCCTACAGGTTTAAGTTCCGCTCTCGGTGGCGCTGTGAACGGTGCCTTGCTTGGCCAAAGCATTCAAGGTTTAGGTGGTTTCGGCGGTGGGAAAAGCCCTCTTAAGGCTATGTCTACTGGTAACACCCAGAATGTAGGGATGGTATCTCCTGCTATGAAAACCGGCGGTTCTGCAGGATCCATGGGTGGCAGTGTTTGGGGTGGAATGAACGGTGGGGCTTATAACCCTATGAAGATGTATTCGTAAGGAGACAAACATGAACGGCTTAACCCCGCAACAAGTAGGAGCACCTCTTTTACAACAGGTGCAACCTAAACAACTCACACCCCAAGAAATACTGGCTCAAATTGCTCAACGCTCTCAAGCCAGTATTGACTCGCAAAAGCAACAAGCTGAAGCCACACAAGCTCAGATTACCAAACTGCAAGGCAAGAAACCTGGTGTCGACCTTACTCCGATTGCCATGGCGGTAGATGCTTTTGCAGGTACTAACACTGCGGGAACAGCACGGGCCATCCATCAAGCACAAAGCAGACCTCAACAGGAAGCTGCAAGGTTGCAGGAACTTTTACGTAAGCAACAACAAGGTATCTCTGATGATGAGATTGCTTTACTTAAGGGGCAGTACGAGCAAGCTACTGGGCAAGGAAAACTTGGTTATGCTGAAAAGCTCGCTCTTCAGAAACAAAACAAGTTTGATGTTTTAAACCACCAATACGATTTAAACAAAAGACTTAAGCAAATGGGTTACGCTAACAAAGAGGCGGCAGCGAAACAAAAGGCAGCGACAAAAGGCGCAAAGACTCCCGAGTTTAAAGCCGATCAATCCAACGCCGCCTTATTTGGTCGTAGGATGCAGCAGTCTGAAGAAATTTTTAAAGCCCTTAATGAAAGTGGTTTTGATAGAGCCAGTAGAACCCAATCTTTAAAAGAGTGGTTGCCTACAGAGTTCCAAGGTGAAGATTTGCGTAAGCAATCTCAAGCTGAGCGTAACTTTGTAAATGCTGTCCTTCGTAGGGAATCAGGAGCAGCGATTGCTGACCACGAATTTTCTAGTGCCGAGGAGCAATATTTCGAACGCCCCGGAGATACGGAAGATATCAAAAAGATTAAAGCTGCCAATAGACAGCAAGCAATTGAAGGTTTGAGAGTGGGAGCCGGTCCTGCTTGGGAAGCGACTCCCTTAGTTAATCCTCTAACAGGAACATCTTACGACTCCGGTGCGGGACAAACTAGTGTAGACTTGGATTTTGATAACATGTCGGATGAAGAACTTCAGAAGTATTTAGGACAGTAAAATGGATAGACAGCAGTTAATCGCAGCAGCAAAACGCAAGCATCTTATAGAGCAGGCAAAAGCAAAACATGCAGGGGAGCAACAAGCACAAGCCCCTGCCACGGCTGTTAACGAAAGACACCCTGATGTCAGTGCTGTCTCAAGAGCAGTGTTTAAAAACTTTGGGAATGAAGATAGCGATACTGCTTTTAATTACCTTCAAAAACAACATCCGGAATTGAATTTCCGAAAAGCAGACTCCGGAGATATTGAAGTCTCAGGAGGTAGTGGTGGGGATCAGTGGAAAAAGTTGGACCCTACCAATAAATGGTACGCTCCTGAATTAGAAGATATCACTGATGGTATTTACGGGTTTGGCCAAGGGATCGCTGAAACTGGGGCCTCAGCCCTTGGTGGAATAGGTGGTGCTATAGCGGGAGCCTTCACAGGACCTGCTGCACCTATCGCAACTCCTGCCTTAGCATTAGGTGGAGCCGGTGCTGCCGGTGCTGCCACCGGTGCTGCCGGGGATAGTCTAAGACAAAAAATCGGACAGACCCTTGGCATACCCCAAGAATTTAGTGAAGACAGCGTAAGATCAAATGCAAAGTGGGGGGCCTTATCTCCGCTTTTGTTTGGAACAGGTGCGGCTGGAAAACACGTAGCAAAAGCCGGAGCCAAATACGCTGCTAAAGAAGGACTCACTGAAGCAGGGGAACAGTTACTAAAAGCTCAAAGTGGAGTTTTCGGTAAAACTCTCAGAGGGGCAAAAGGCGCTCTTGGAACTCGGACCGGCCAACTCATGTCGGGTATAGATAGAAAAACCCTACAATACGCCAACGACAATTTAGATAAAATCCAAGCTGCTGAGAAAAGCGCTACCGGTGGGGCTGAGATTTACGGCGAGCTCCGAGAAAAGATTGAAGGAGCCCTAGAAGAAAAACTTTCTAAGGCCGGTGAGAAGATCGGTAAGGCAGGGGCTGACAGTGGTATTCAAGCCAACGTTGTAGATGTGGAAGCCCCGATGCGGGAGCTCTTATTAAAATATGAAGAGAAGGCTTTAAAGGCTATTGAAAAACATGGGGATGCAGGAGAAGGTAAAAAAGACTTTCTTAAGTTTGAGCAGCTTCAAAAGGCTCTTAATCCTTACATGGAAAACGAAGGTGTGCTCACAGGTAAAAGTGTTGCGGGTTATCTTGATAACCTCAACGAGATTACTGGGATTGCAAAAGACAGAAATAGTGACCTATTAAAAGGCGTGAAAAAAGACCTGCAGAATGTGTCCAGGCGCTCTGCTAAAATTTTAGATGACCAGGCTTCAAGCGGTGCTGCAGGTAAAAAGTATAAAGAGTTTAAATCCGAATACGCCCAGCTTAAAGACATTGAAAAGAACATCACAAACAAATGGTTTAAGGATGACAACTCAACAGAGCTCACCTTGAACAACCTACTTTCTAGAAAAAGAAAATCTAGAAAACTAGATATCTCAAAAGCTATGGAAAAGCTTGAGGTAGACGTGGACGATCCTGCTAAAGAGAGCCTTATAAACACTCTCTTTGTAGACCCAAGCACTGATGCCCTATCTTCAATGGGCGCTACTTCCACTTCCCGTTCCGTACCATTAGGTGGTGTGGGTAGAACCGCGGGTTATTTGCTCGGTGCAAGGAACGGACAGTCCCATGGCTCGGGTTTACTAGGTGGAGCACTCGGAGAATTTGTGGGATCAAAGCTTGGATCCCCCGCAACAATGCGCTCAGTGATGGAAGCCAATGCTGCGGCTGGAAGAGCTAAAAACGCTATTCATAACCTAGGGCCTGTAGCCCCGCCTCAAGCAGCTATCAATATATGGCAGGAGCTCTATCCGAATGAGCAGTGAGTTCATCATTGGCTTAATGATGACAACGGCCCTGGGATGCCTTTCGTTTTTCCTGGTTCGTTTCATCGGAAAGCATGATGACTTCGAAAAAAATACCAACGACTCTTTCGGGGGTCTAAGCAAAAAAATCACAAGACAAGAAGCCAATCTCAAGACTGTTGTAAAGAGAGTCGAGGCTGTGCTTAGCAGTTCTGGTTTGGACAAGCAGGATAAAAAGCGCGTGAATGATCTAAGGCAACAAGTCTATGATCTTCGTAAAACTCTTAAGCAAGATGTTGTCCCCATGGCAAAAAACATGGGGAGTTACGCTGAAAGAATTAAGACTTTAGAGAAGCAGTTGGAATCGCAGGAACGGAAGCTGAAGGTAATGTATGACTCGGTAAAGGTTCTTCTAGAACGTCGGAGTCGTCCAAAATAACAGCAATATGAGAAAGATCAAACGCTGTGATCTTGAGTCCTTGGATATCATCCAGTGTGAGTTTGTGCCAAGGGATCTCCGTTTCAATACTCCCGAGCTCCTCAATTTTTTTCGAAAATTCCGCTTTCTTTTCCGGGTTAATCTTCTTAACTTTCGCGTCTTCACCTTTGGCATTTTTTTCTATGACCTCTACGACAAATTCCTTTTGGAGGTCAGAGTATAGTTGATAGAACCGCTTTTGCGCAGCCTCAATGTGACCAACAAGACGCTTGATTTTGTACGAAGTACGAACGTCGTCAAAAGCCTGATTCTTATAGATATCAGACAGTAATTGGTTGAACTTTGGAATAGTGATTTCTTTATACTTTACTTTGAATCCCATGCGGCGGTCTCCTTTGGTGGTGTCTTTAAACTATCGTAGCCTTTATGGGCAATTTGTTGCAAGAATTGGTATGCAGTTTCCCAGTTACCAGGGTGTATTACCAGGGCGATTCCCCCTGCCTGACTTATCTGAGAAAGTTTATATTTTTGAAGCTTATCAATTTTAGCCTCTGCATCTTTTTTAAGCTCTATTGCTACAAAGACTCCATTCAAACACATAAGAAAATCAGGGGTACCCCTTACAGCGGCTTGCTGAATTTTTTCAACCCAACTGTTAGGCAGGGCTTGCAGCTTGGGTCGTATCTTGTCTTTGAATATGGTTTCGGGCTTCCTTGCCATTTGCAAATTCTACAGGGTCCCATGGCTGTTTGTCAGCAAGAGAAGTGAGGGAATAATCAATGCCTACCGTTAATGGTAGTCTGCTATGGGGGAAGGCGGCCTCCATGATTCTTACGATATCCGGTAGAATATGCTCCTCTCCAAAGGCTATTTCAAACACTAACTCATCGTGAATGTTTAAAACTATTCTGGATTTGTACCCGCCTAAAAACTGATGCAATTTAACAACAGCTACCTTTAAAACATCGGCGGCCCCACCCTGAATATGGGTGTTTGGAGCTTTGTAGGAAAAATTGGAATCATCAAACTTGTACACTCTTCCGAGCCAGTTAAATATCCAACCTCTATTTTCTGCCACATATTTCACCCGGCGCATATACTTCTTTATTTCCGGGGAAGCATCAAAGATTCGGTTTTGAATTTGCTTAGCCATGACGACATCACAATCCAGGGACTGGGCGAGCTTCTTCAATCCTCCCCCGTAAAGAGTAAGAAAGTTCACAGTCTTGGCTGTGCTCCTTTTAAGGTTGGCGGCGTCGGCAGTGGCTTGGTGAACATCTAAGCCCTCGTTTAAAATTTTATCTATAAGTCCATGAGCCCCTGCAATATCAAGCATCATTCGATACTCGATTTGGTCGTAATCAATCATGGCAAAGAAAAAACCCTCCCTAGGGACAATAGCTCTGCGAACGACATATTGTCCGGGGTCAGACATTTTGTCTGGTTTCTTTAAATTCTGAAGGTTGGGGTTAGAACTCGAAACTCTTCCTGTCCGCGTACCGTGGGCATTGAAACTAGTGTGAATGGTATCTTGAGGGTCACGGTGCTTGAGAAACCCAAGGTAAAAATCCAGGTTGTTTTTGGCCTGGGCGTAGTCACAGACTATAATGGCAGCGGGGTGGTCTAAGGTTTTAAGAACTTTCGCATCGATGCTGTGTCCACCTTTTTTGGTCTTGCCCCACTTATGCTTCTCGGTAAGGAAAAGCTCCTGGAAGAGCTTATTGCTTTTTATGAACTCATGACCTGTGAGCTCCTTGAACTTCTCTTTACACCTGTCCATTTCAAAGCGTTCATGAGCTGCTGCTCTTGTGCAGTAATCAACGTCGATCTTGGCCCCAACAAACTCCATCTCAAAAAAAGCTTTAAGGAGCTTCACTTCGTTGGTGGCAACATGTGCAAGCTTTGCAGTGTTGTGGGCACACTTGGCAGACTGAACTTTGATGCTTGCCATTTGATAGGAAGCAAGCTCAAAGGTAACCCTTGAATCTCTAAGGGCGTACTCCTGCATAATCGCTAGGGGAACAAGATCAAATCTTTTTTGCTTAAAGGTTTCCCCATTGATAGTTTTTGTAGAGTACAACTTATGGGTTTTTATATAGGTCTCAACAGCAGAGCTTTTTTCAAATCCTATAGTGTTCCCGAGAAAGGACAGGGAGAACTCGCTTTTCATGCGCTCATTGTTCTCAACCCTTGCTTGCGCCTGGGTACACCAAACGTCATCGTAGAATTCCCAACCCCACATTCTAGCCATGGTTAAATCATACTTGGCGTGGTGCATAGCCCAGAGGCGGCCTCTTTCATGGGTTCTAAAAAATTCCCCAAGGGCGACAATGTGACTATCCCCAAGAACCTCTTCTGGACGGGCTTCAGGGTAATCTTGCCAATTGAAGTAATAATCAAAATCTTTGGTGGAAATGGCCACCGAGAAAATCCTGTCCCCGTGGAAAGGATGAAGCCCCATGGTCTCCGTATCAAAAGCTATAAGTTTTTCATGCTCTAAGCCGGCGAGAATAGTATTAAATTTACTCGCCGTAACTAACATTTATGCAGTCGCTTGAGTGTTTACCAATTTCGCAGATTTAACTTTGCGGGCTACTTTCTTGGCTACCTTAGGCTTCTTGACTTTAAGAGGCGCAGCCTTTTTAGCCGTCGCTGTTTTTACAGCCACTTTTTTAACCGCAGTTTTCTTAGTGGTCGCCTTCTTAGCCGCTTTTTTTGGAGTCTCTTTAAGAGCCGCTTTAGCCTTCTTAGTAAGAGCCTTCATTTTCTTCGCCTTCTTGGCAGAGACTTTTTCAGCGTGCTGAATGTATTTCGGCTTGGCTTTGGTTTTTAGTCTGATAGGGCGCTTTAAACGTACGCTATCTAGAATAGCATCCATACACTCTGAAAGGGTGTGCCCAGTAGAATGGGCCATCTTCAGAAGGTGCTTCTGGTTTAAAGGTTTAACGTAAGTATAGCTGACTACTTTTCCTTTTGGTGCTGCCATGGTGGGCTCTCCTTATTGTATAATCTCAATGTCAAAAGGTGCGTCCTGCTGTTCCTTTTTAATCATATCTTCTTTAACTCTTTTTACCCATTTCTTGGGAAATCTCAAATCTCCAAGCTGCTCCCACCTATACTTGCGGTCCTTGGCTAGTTGGCGGTCATTATAACCTACCTTAGCGGTGGCTATAACCCAAGGGATTTTTGAACGCCGAACCACCTCTTTTAAGTCATACCTAAAAAGCAGTTTCATCATAGTCATAACGTCAAACAAAGCCGCGTGAGGAAATGGGTTAATGAAGCCGCAATGAGCAGCCAAATAGCCAAGAGAACTTGTTCGTGCTTTGACATAAAGTTCCTCCGGTAGGTCTTCCTTAGTATCTATCAGGGGAAGAGTTTTAGTGAAAAAGCTAACATCGTTTCTTTGGCAGAAGCTAGCTATGAAGGGAAGGTCAAAGTCCCTGCCGTTGTGGGCTACGAGATATTCAACCTTGTGCTCGGCAATAGCTCCTTTGATGCGATAGGAAGTCTCCTGGGCGGCGATACCGTGCTGCAAGCACATATTATAATCTATGCCTGTGAGTTGTGTAATTTCCTCAGAGATAGAGTCTTGGTTAAGCCTGGTCTCATAAACGAAAAAAGTCTCCATATGCAGAGGCTTTGTTTTTCCTGCCTCCATTATGACAATACCAATCTCGGTGATTAAATCATTTTCCTTATCAAGACCCGTGGTCTCAATATCAATTCCCATAAATACCATAGATGCCTACTTTAGTGTGCGTGTGGTTCTGCGAGTTCCTCTGGTCAAAGGGGTCCGGCGAATCACCTTTTCAGGCAATTCTTGTCCAGACTCCTTAAAGCTCTTTTCCATAATGTCGAAGGTTTCTTGTTTCATCTTACCCTCGGACACAAGCTCCTGGCACTTACGCCTATGAGCCTTTGATTTGAAAGTCATAAAATCTCCAAGCATTAGAATTGATCGCTGGCTTGAGCTGCATCCCCACGTTTGATCGGAGCGGCTTTTGTGATGTCGATTTCCGACTCCCTCTCTTCTTCATGATCGGTGAACTTAGAACGGTTCTTTTGAATTTCAAGATACCACTGCTTGCAAGCAGCAATTTGTTCTACGCTTGAGTCCTCACCCATGGAGCTTGTGAAAATTTGATAGGTTTCATCAGCCTTTACGACATCAGACCCAATAGTCCAAACCTTCATGCAGCCAGGTTTTTTCTGCATACGGCACTCACCGAAGAAATGAGCAATAGCGGCTCCTGCCTTTTTGGAAGTTCTTTTAAACTGTAAGCGAACAGGAAGTGCAATCTCTTCTCCAATGTCATCTGCAAGCATGGCATAGAAGTTTAACGCTGAGGAGCG